TAAATCTTGCAAACTCATCATCTGCTACACTTGCACTATCTATCTTTACTGCATTTGTATTTGATATACCAAATGTTAAGGATGCTTGACCACCTATATCAGACAAAACCTCACTTGCAGATCTACCTTCAACAGATGTGCCATCCACTCTTAAAAAATCATTGTCTGCAACTCCAGATGTGAAAGTTGCTACATTACCATTTGATATACCAGAACTGGGAATATCAGATGTTAAAGCTACAGTTCCAGCAGAAGAAGGTAATGTAACTGTAACATCTGCCGTGGAGGCTGGTCCTATCAAGGTTACTTTGTTTGTGCCATTATCACTGTCTTCAAAAAACTCTGCAAATCCTGCACTTGTTGAACCATTTTTTAACTGCACTCCAGCGTTTACAACTGGAGTTGTTAATGTTTTGTTCGTTAATGTTTGCGTTATATCTACAGCAACTAAATCTTGTGTACCACTATCTCCACTATCGGGAAGTCTTAATGTGTTTGCAGCAGCGGCAGAATGTGGTTGTGGTTGCAATGTTTGAAAGTGAGCGTTAGAAACTTCGCAATACATTCTAAGAGATGCTGGTGATCCACTATTAGATTTAAAAGCAATTACACCCCCCTCTACTGTAAGGTCATCCCCTACAGATAAATCTGCACCTAATGTTGCATTACCACTTGCATCTAAAAATACAGTCTTTGACGCTGGCAATGTGCAAAATATAGTTTTAGTTCCTGCACTAAAGTTTACCGCATTATCACTATTAGAACTGCTAATAACTGTTGTTCTAGCAAGTGTAGAAGAATCACTACTTAATGTACCTAAACCGACCTCAAACTCTGCCGTGCCTGGTAATGTTACTGCATAATATGTTGTATTAGAATTACCAACACCAGTGCCAAAAGTTTCAAAACCAGTTACTGCACCAGCTAAAGTAAATGTGCCCGTGCCAGTTGTAGTTGTGGTTTCTTTTACTCTATCGTTTAATACTAATGCCATTATTTAAGCTCTATGGTTAAGTTGGTTGCATTTATTCTAAATATATCACCACTTGCTATTGCCTTACTTGCATCTAACGCACCTATGAATAAAACATTACCACCAGATCCCACAACATCTAAACTAGCACTGGCTGCGGTTGTTATAAAAACATGAGTGATTGTATTATTTGTGCCACCAGATGCTGGAAATTCAATATTATTGGTGTTTTTGCAAGTTTGTGTATCAGCCGATTCTGCTGTCAATGTCCATGCAGAAGCTGCGACTTGTTGTCTTGCATAATTTGTAAACGTAGCTTCCGTTATTGTTGGATCTCCAGATTCTCCAGTTGAATCATTAAAGTTAGATACTGCCGTTGCTAGTCCAACATAAATGCTATCACCTGGTGAACTAAACGATGCGGCATTGTTTTTAAAAATAAAACTTAAAAGTCTATTTTCTAAAAAGGTGGTTGCTGCATTTGCTGTTGCCATTTTCTACTCCTTATGTCCTTTGCGCTCTAGGTAAGCCTGCTCTATATGCGTCTTCATTTTCTCTTGCTTCTCCTAAGTCTTTTAATCTCATTAATTGATCAGTAAACCTTTTTTCATATTGTTGCATCATGTCAGCTTCACCTTTCATATAAGTATACGCTTCAACTAACGATCCGTAAAGCAATGCAAAAGGTGCGTTGGTGCTTATCCATGTTGTCCCACTGTCAGCTCCAGCAGTGAGGCTTGTGGGCTTATAATAATAATGCAACTCAACTGCGTAATTTGAATTTGGTGTAGGTGCTAAAATAAAATTATTAACATCAAATACTGCATAAAATCTTGGCACACCTGTGCTTGCTGAAGTTGGAAAAGCCTCCTGTAAAAAGTTTACATCTTTTTGTAATAAAATATCTTCACTACCAGATGTAGTTATCTGGAGTGAAAATGAAGCTAAATAATCAGATGGCACTGTCAAAAACTTATCAGATGCTGTAAGTGATGATGTTACATTTTTTCTAAATAATTCTAAATCTACATTCTTAAATATTCTATCCTCTGCACCTTTTATAAAATCAGATAAATGATTTACAAAAGTTGTTTCAGTATTATCTGTATAATCTTGTATTGCTGTTTTTAGTTCTGCGAATGTAAAACTCATGATGTTATCGTTACAGGACCTGCTGTAGCAAAGTCTCCGCCCCCTTTTATGTTCCCTGATGTTGATGACTCAGCAACAGTAAATGTATATGTATCTGTAGTTACCACTGTTATAGAATAACCAGAAGAAAGTTCAAGTGCACTTTTTGAAATACCATCAAATGGTTGACATGTTCTAAATCTTACAGTGTCACCTGATGTTCTGCCATGTGTTGCTTCTGTCACTGTTATCACTGTGCTTCCACCTCCAGCTACCGCAGATGTAAAAGGATTTTGTATTAATATTCTTTCTACATCTGGCTCAGATCTTTTATCTGGTCTAGGGTCATTTAATGATTGAGCATCTTCAGCTTTAATTTTACCGAGAAAGTTTTGAGGATGATCTGGATCAACCATATCCTTACCAACTCGTAGTCCATTTCTTACACCATTTCTAAACTCATAGACTAAATCATGCAGGTCATATCTAAATCCTGACCTGTCACAAAATCCATATGCGTATTTTCCTCTAGCTTTTGTCACTATCTAACTCATAAAAATATTGATCTGTTTCACCTAGTCTAAAGTTTTGTCCATTTTCTACCTGATACTCTATAGTGCTAACTTTAAAATCAGGTTTTAAAGGTTTTTTTGGAGATAAAGAATTATCAAATATTCTCGTTCTGTTGTTTGGATATAAACAATATTGACCATTATCTAATTCAATAAGATTAGATGATTTATGCTCTGCTGGTGTTTCGCTAGTGCTATAATCAATTTGATCACAGTCATAATGATAGTTATCTAATGTACAAATATAAGCACCTTTTTGTATACCATGATCTCTAGTATACACCTCATACTCCATTGTAGATATAAACTGCTTTTGCACTGCTACGACTCCATAATCCATACAATTCCAAAACTGAAGGTTGGTAAGGTCCATATCTGTTTTGGGAACTTCTGGTCTAGAAACAAATGCTGATATTGGTAGTTTATCAAATAAAGCACCATAATCAGGCAAATAAGTTTCAAAATAAAAAGCTCGCCCAGGTATAGATTTTGCTGTAACCCAAACACCTTTTACAAATTCTCCAAAACCATCATCTAAGTCCCTTAAATATTCTTTTCTAACCCAAACTTCTATAGAGGGTAAATTGCATATTAATCCTGCCATTATCTATTATTAAACATTAACCCTCTAGTTGCAGCTCCGCCACCACGCATCTTCATAACCTTACCACCTTTTTTCATGTAGCCCATTTTGTTACGAACCTCTGTTGGTAACTTACTTAATCCTTTACCTTTATTACCTTCTGGTACAGACTTTAAACCTCTTGGATTTTTTCTTGGCTTTGGATCAGGCATTTTTTTATTAGCTTGCATGTCAGCTTTTCTTCCAGCCTTCATGCCTGCACCCAACCCCATGATACCACCATCTTTCTTTTTGACTAAGGACTTGCGTACATTCTTAGGTATATCTGCAATAGCCTTGTTCATCAACCTAACAGCTTTCTCCATTTCGCTTTCTTTTTTTGGTCGTGAAGTAATTCTCTTTCTAAGTCCACCACCACCTTTCAGTGTTTGTGGCTTAGACTTACCCATCATTTTATCAAGCATCTTCTTTTGCCCTGGCATCATAAAAGGAGCAGCAGCTCTAGATGTCTTGGGAGTTTTAGACTTTGGTGTCATTCTTTTTTTCATTTTATCTTTTGATCGACTTCTATCAGTCTTTCTTTTTGGTACTATTTCAATTGGCATTATACTCTCCTTGTCATTCTTCTTTGTCTTCTACCTGCGGTGCCAGTAAGTTTTTTCTTACCTATGCTTGATGGTCTTTTTGTAGGCTTTGCCGCTATTGCTTTAGGTTTTGCACTTGTTGATTTCTTCATAGACATTTTTCTCATTTCTGTCTTTGTTTGACCTGCATAAGGACTCATCTTTCTAGCACTAGATAATCCAGGTTTACCTATTCCTAGGTTTAAAGTTTTGCCTGCTCTAATTTTATTAGGATCAGCAATATTATTTATTTTCTGCAAAGTTTTAACTGTCGTGTTATTTTTCTTTGCTATTTGTGATAAAGTGTCTCCACTTTTTATTTTATACGTTGCCATAATTTAACTCCCAAAAAATGTGTTGTATGGTACAAATCTAGCAGATGCACTGTCAGAGTCTTCGCCTGCTGCTAGTTCAAACTGAAACTCATACTCCTGCTTAAGTGCAGAAACTCTATTAGATACTTCAGGTCTTTTCATTGCTACATAGTAGGCAAGACCAGAAACTAAACAAGGCACAAACCTAGGAGGAATAAAGGATGTGGTAGTTCCTGATATCCCTGATGATATTCCGTCAATGCCTACTATTCTGTAATAAAACAAAGTATATGTCGTTGTGCTATCTGGCACTGGATAAAATGTTACATCAACTTTGTCACTTAACCTTTGTATGAATATTTGAGTTGGTCTCCCTGTTGTGTTTTTGTTAGCTGTCTGTGCATATGTAGATACTGTTATTCTTGTTAGATTAGTGTCTGTTTGATTAGTCCCTGTGCCTGTTCTTATCTGATGCTCTAAAAGATCAACGGTATCTGTAGGCAATGTATATGTGGCTGTACCTGACGTTAGAGCTTGTGTTCCCTCTGCTATGGTCCAGAGATTAAGACCTCTATTCTGCCATTCTGCTGTTAGTATATTAAATGATCTTCTAATTGTTTTAAGATCATAGCCAGTCTTCATATCAAGACCAGCCCTTTCATAGGCTTCTTGGAATATTTCTGGTATGTCTGGTGTTACTGATGCCATATTTTACCTACGAGAACTTTCTAAATCTTGCCGTTTTTTTAGCAATCTTTTTGGGCTGTTTAGCCACTTGTTTTCCTTTTCTAGTTGCCTTGCGCTTTTTAGCCGTAGTGGCGGCGTATTCAGCGGGCGAAAGAGCCTTAATTGCTGCGGAAGGTAGATAACGCTCGCCTGTAGCCTTTTTCCCTTGTGTAGAAGGTTTACCACTTTTTGTTCTCCACTTTTGCTTACCCCACGCTTTCAAGCTCCTTTGTGATTTTTTCAAAGCCATATTTTACTATACCAATAAATGTTTATTTATACTAGTCATCTTGTTTTCTTTTGTCTTCTGATCGCTTCTTTCGCCCTCTTCGCAATGGCGGCTTGTTGTGGTTTCCCAGCAACTTTAGACCTTTGTTCCATAACGGTAAGGATTTGAATTTTTCTAGCAAAAGGTTTGTTAATATTTTTAACTTTTCTAGCTGTTGCACGAGCATCTGCAACAGTTGCATACTTAATCTTAACAGTGTCTTTTGGATTTTCATCTGTGTAGAGTCTCCTTCCTGAACCTTTAGGTTTTTTCCCTGTTCCAACTTTTGGATCTTTTCTAGCCATTTACTTACCATTTCTATTCATTATAGCACTGGCTCCCATATATGCAGCCACGATGCCACCGCCAGTGATGTAAAAAAGATTACTAATATCACTGAGTGCTTTGACTCTCTCGAGATCGACAAAAAACATTGCAACAGTAAAAGAAGCCATAGCAACCAAACTAGCAGTAGCCATACGTCTTTGTGCTCTTTGTTTTCGTAAATCATGCTCAAGTCTTTTAATTTCAGCCATATGCTCAAATTCTTCATCACTTACAATACCATCGTTATCAATATCATATTGTTCATACTTTGAAGATTTTTGCAGTGCTTTTCTTTTCATCTTCTATTCTCTTTATAAATCCAAGCTAAAAGTATTATAAATCCTACTACAGTGCAAAATAATAATATCCACCCTACATATTCCCAAATCTTTCTAATAAGCTCCTGTCTCTCATAAATCTCTTTTTTTCTCTGAAGCCTGATCTCCTTTTCCATATGCAAAATCTCATTCCAAGAATTAGCCCCGTAGTGAAAATTGATAAATGATTTTAGTTCTTGTCTTTGTGCCTCTAACTTTTTTTTTGCGGTAAATGCTTCTATAGCACTAGCTTCTATTTCTTTTCCTTTAAATAGTTTTCTAAGAGGAGAAGCATTCTTGGCAGACTTCTCTGCATTATCAATATCGCTTATAGCTCCCATCCAGCGACTTAAATCTTTACCCATAGATTCAATTTCTCTACCCGCTGCAAAACCAGCCTTAATAGCCCCAAATGCTTTTGAAGCTGCTGTTATGGCTAATCCTATAGTGGCTGGGTCCATTATCCTCTATAGCCTCCACCTTTTGCTTTATATTGTTTTGCAAGCATTTGTGCTTTTCTAGCACTCCACTGACCAGGTCTACCACCTTTACCACCAGCCTTTATTCTGTTAAACAAGGCTTTTCTCATTGTTGGCTTTGTATAATTACCTGCTTTGTTGACTGTACTTTTGCCGCCTTTCTTCATCATCTTTACCATTCCACCTGCTTTCATGCCATTTGATGAGCTTGAAGATGTTGTTGATGATGTTGATGAAGCTGGACCATCATCTAAGTTTTTGGCAGTTCTAATTATATTTAAATCTCTTCTGTCATCGCCTGTGGACAAGAATCCACCTTTTTTCATAGATGCAGGAATTTGTGTTGCTTTTGCTTTTTTAAAAATACTTTCATCTAATTTTCTTCTTCTTCGTGTTTCCTTTAATGTTTTTGGCTCACCAATTCTATTAGATATAACTCTTTTTTCCTTTGCTTTCATAATTTTAGGAGTTGAGGTTTTAAATTTTTCTCTCATTTGCATCTCTTTCCTAACAGAGGATACCAGTTCTTTTTCTGATGGCGGTCCAGATCTAGATAATTTTTCTTTTGCCTTACGTTTATCTCTTTGTTCTGTATAATACTTTCTCATAAATCACCTATGTAGTTATGTTAGCCATTCTGTCACAAAGCCTTTGTGCTCTGTTAGTTACTTGTCTATACCACTTCGAATCTTTCATCTCCTCACTTGCAGAAGCAAAGTCTCTGTTATCCACATGTTGCTTCATCTTTAAAAATCTGCTTAAACGAGGTCGACCCAGATTAAACATCATATTGGCAATAACTCTTTGAGCTTCTTCTGGCAAATCATCAAAGTCATTATAAAGATATTTACATTCTTGTATTGTTACCTGTATGTCTTGATCAAATAATTCGTTGACTCTTTCTTCTTCAATCTTTGTTCCTACAGGTAAACCACTCTCTGGATCTGTATCTTTTATGAGATGTCCCACTCCACAAGTCGGTAGAGAAAGGTGATCGAGGTATATTTCGTATTTTACACCCTCGTCAATTTTTAACTCTTCTCTTAGCTTATCAATATCCATTATGTGATCTTTCCTTTAGTCATTCCTTTAGACGCTATACCATCAATAGGCTTGGTTCTTTTCATAACACCACCAGCCATCATTCTTTGCATTTGATTAGCACCTGTAGCAGCTATAGGAGATGTTCCTCCAGTTGGCATTTGAGCAGAAGCCATAGCCATTCTTCTCATTTTTGCTGCTTCTCTTTTATCTTTTGCAAGCATACCTAAAGGGCTAAAAGGTCCCATAGCCTTCCCTATCTCTGACAGTCCCTTTGAAATCGGACCTTGACCTTTCATTATGCTATATGCTGGACTTAATGTTGCAGCTAGTCCGCCAAGTCCTCCACCTTTTTTATAAGTGCCTATTTTATTTTTCTTTCTCATTTTATTACCCTTCATTTGGTTTTTCATTGTAACTCTACTAATCAACACTTCCACCTTCGTCTTGCTTGTCTTAATCTACTGTTTGGATTTTTTGCTGCTTTAGGAAACTTTTTCATTTGACCAGCACTTCTGGCACAAAAGGACTTTCTTCTTTTTGCTGCTTTACTGCCTGCCTTGACTTTACCAGTTACAGCAGTTTTTAATTTACTGCCTGGATTTTCTCTCCGATAACGAGCTACACCTGCTTTAGTCATCCCCGCTCCAGACTTTGTGGAGCGGAAATACTTCTTAGTCTTAGGTGGCTGTTTATCTGCCTTCCTAGTCACGTTTCACCTATGCAAAAAACACAGTCATGAATGCAAATGTTGCTGACGTGTAAGATATAAAAGATCCATCCCTGCAAACTACACCCTGTTCTGGTATGGTTACATCTCGTGAAGTTTCGTCATCTCCAATAGTTCTCAACTGCATCACAGTTGTGCCTGTTGTAGATCCCTCCACAAAATCAATTGTACCAGCCGTAGCTGAGTTTACAATCATAACACCTTTTATTCTAACACTTCCGCCAAATATCGCTGCCTTCACTGTTGTCGCTAAATGCCCTAACTTGATATTAGCTGCTGGTTGTGCTGACACTGACACTGCTGTAACTGTTTTAAAAAACTTAGTTCCATCATGTGTTGTAGCAGATCCTGTTAAGGTTATTGTTTCTGTTTGTGTGTCACCTAAAACATCAGTTCCAGTAATAGTAACTGTTTTACCATTGTCTCCAGTACCAGCTGTCGTGACAGTTAATAGTTGACCACCAGTAAATGTAGCAACGCCACCACTAGCATCAGCCCCATTTATTGTTGCATCTGTATTAGGTCTTTGATTTGCAAAAACAGAATCATCATCGGCAGCATTTGCATCGGCTGTAATTAAGATAGATTTAACATCTGATCTTGATGCCATGTTTGCCTCCCTTTAAAATACAGAATATTCTAATTCTACTGTGAATCTACCTGCTGAAGCATCTGCGTTTAATGTAGTTGTAGCCGCAGCATACAATACATTACTAGCAATTGGTGCTGTTACATTAGGCTCAAACACATGAAAATTACCAGCTGTGTTGTTAAAATTAATGTCAATCTCAGTTACAGATAAAGCAGCAGATAAAGTTGGTGAAAAAGCCGCAACACCTGCACCAACAATTTCTGTTCCTGAAGAAACAGCTGCGTTAGTCGCTGTGCCACTTGTAGCACTCAGTTGTAAACTTCCAACCAAAGTTTGACCACATGCTGTTGTGATTCCCACTACAGCTTTATGAATAAAAAACTTTGTTGCAGTTACTAATTCATCTGGATGATCTGAATTTAAAGTTCCTAATTCTACAAGCACATCACCATCAGCATAAGCTGAAGCTGTGTCTGTTGCAGCCAAAGAACCTACAAAGGTTTGAATTTTTCTTGAACCTAAAGATATTAGCTGACCAGTAGAATTTACTGAAAAGCCAGTTTGGGTAATAGCACCTGTAGTACTATTTTCATTTATTAC